TAGTTGAGCAATCTTCCGTCACATTCATTTGCGAACTCTTCTGCTCTGATCTGTGCATATTTTCTTTTATATTCATATGGCTGCTTTTCTTTCTGCATAAAAGATGCTATCTTTTCGTATGCTCCGATTCGCTCCATACGTTCTTTTACTGATTCCATTTTTTCTCGGAGTAAAGAGCTCTTTCACGCTGGCCAGCAAACCTCTCGCTCCTTTCGATTTAGTTTAAAATTTCATCCAAGCAGGCATTCCAACCTACGCTCTTTGCATCTGTCCAAAAGTTACTTATGTAGTGATTTTTGTTATGATTAATTTCTCTTTTCTCCGGCAGTTCCCGGAGCGGACACCAATCTGGCTTTCCAACGTTATATGCATCTACTTGTGTCACACCACATATTAAATTTAATATTGGATTATCTCTTTCGAAAAAGCTACAAGGACAATCAGCACAGCATTCCGGCATATCGTCCATTATCAATATTGCTTTAGGCATATTCACACTCCTTCCGGTTTCTCACACCGCTCAAATTCAATTACCCACACCCACGGATTAGCATCCCAACCGTAGCAATTGAGGTCGGATTTCTTGATGGTGGAATCCCATACATCAAAAAAACCAAGTGCTGTTGATGTATAATCGAAACATCCCTCTGCTTCTGCATCATCGTCTGTCATATCCTGCAACCGCTCCACTCTCACATCCGTAACCTTAAGCCATATCCTCGCCGCTTCTTTCGGCATGTAGATTGATGGTTTCCACTTTGTAACATCGGCAATGTCATTTCTTTGCCAATCTTCGTAGTAATAGTATCCCTTCGGCGCCTTTTTCCATGTCTCCCGAACATATAGGATATCTCCCGGTGCATACCTATACGGTGGCTTAACGCATTGAATAGAGCCACCATATTCATTAGCGGCAAATCCAAAGCATCCTACCTCTTTCTTCTCTGTACTGTCGGTAACAAAACCGAGCGGGTATGTATGCTTTTCATCTGGTTGGGGTTTTACCAGCCGCCGAGTACAACTCTTTCTCCCTTCCAGAATTGCCCGAACCATTTCTGTGTTGAATAAAATCGGTTTAATCGCCATTTATTCCACCGCCTTTCACAATCTCGATTGCATGCTCATAACTTCTTGCTTTCTCTTTTCCCAAATTCCTGTTGTATGCATTCTCCCAAAACTTTCTCTCATTTTCCAACTGCTCCACAACCTTGTCCGTGTCATATGCAGTCGGCTGCTGGTCAATCTTCTGTGCCAATGCATAAAACATATCCTCACTACTTGTCTGTGTAAGAAGAATATCCATAAACCATTGTTGATATAATTCTTGCTTTAATGTCTCCGCATCAATCAGTCTTCCCATCGTTCGCCCTCCTGTTCCAATCTGTAGTTGCTTTCGTTCGCTCGTCTTTCCCTGTTCTGATGCCTCCGTCCTGATCCATGTACATCTCACATTCATAGCTTTTTGGAAGTTCTGTTCCGCATTTCATACATTTGATTTTGAACATTACCCCAACATCCGAATGTAATGGCTTATTTCTAATGGTTAAGAACATTGCTTTTCCACCGCAGAACGGACATGGCTTAAGGCTTTCACTCATTCTTTACACCCCCAATCCAATTTCTGACCACATTTCCAGCAATAACGAGCAGGAAACATTCCAGTTGACCACCCCATATACATACCACATGTCGGACATATATATCTTGTAGTCCCAGTATCTTCTTTTTCAGCAATAGCAGCTATCGGATTCTGACGTTCCATCGCCGCCCGGCATTCTTCCACCGTTCCGATTGTTCGGTACTGCTTCAGCTCTTCCAACCATTCAGCAAGTTGCTCATGTTCGTTTGCACATATAGTATTGCCATATGTAATGGCTTCTTTATCAACCGATTCTGGAATATACGCATTATCTTCGATTAGTCTTGCTGACATCTTTTGGCATTCAGCCACTTCTCTTGCGTGTGATATAGCTTCATCAATTGTCATAGTCACACCTCCAACAGTTCCGGGTTATCAATCATGTTGCCGATCACTTCAAAATTCTCTGAATCAAAATCATCCAGTTCCTCGTAGTCATCACAGCCCGGTTTCTCGTCTCATCTTCTGGAAACTCAACGTCGATATGCCCTGAAAGAATATCATTCTCAAAAATCCGTCTGCCGCTTTTATCATTAAGTCCTGTGCACTGGCAAATAGTTGATGGGTCTATCTCGTAAACAGCTTTTTTACTTGCGAAAACCGGTTTAAAAATAAGCGGTCTTCCTGCAAGTTCATAATAACTACCAGACATCCATTCTCCGTCATCAATGCACTTTCCGCGGAATAAATATCTATCTTCCATCACGCTCCACCTTTCTTCCTTTGATCTGCTCCAACATAATTCTCGATACCTCTGGAAGTCTTAAACTTTCCATGCATCCATTATGCAGATTGCTTTCCTCATTCCACTTTGCCACCGGACATTTATTACAGAGAGTGTTTGTGCAGAACTCTCCAATCTGCCGTATAGTCAGTTCCTTATTTGTTATGTGCGCCATTTCCCTTCTCCATTTCTTTCAACTTGGCTTCGGCTTCCTCTTGTGATAAAAACCAGGTTTCCTTGTACATTTTTTCTGGCAGGATTCGGTCTGTACCATATTCCCGATCTTTGTCACACTCCATGTACCATCCTTTTTCTGTAAAAGTAATCAAGGCTACTTTCTGATGATAAATTTTATTGTTCTCCGGGTGCAGACTTAAAATATTTAATTCATAATTGACTTTGCTAGGAATTATATATACATCTGAGCCAATTCCACACGGCAACCGCAGAAGTAATCCCTGCTCCTCGGCATCCTCATAGTCTTTGAGTTTCCGATATACGGCATCTATTTCCTCGCAATCCGGTTCACATGCCCTTTCCCACAGTTCATCATCAATCCATGATGGATTCCTTTCTGTTAATCTTTCCATGTTGCTTCCTCGCTTTCTGCTTTTCCTTTTCCTCACATGGCTTACAAAGCCTACTACACCAACCGCATGGTGTTATGTATGGACATTCTTCTCCAAGTCTCATGCTATTCCTCACTTTCTGCCTTAAGCCATTGTTCCACCTCTGTAACAGAACACATTGCTACGCCGCCCTCAATGGTCATTACACTACCATGCTCATATGTTTCGATTGAGCAAAGGAAATCTAAAAGTTCCTCATCCGTCATGCTTCTGATCCGGTCTGCATTGGTCTGTGGCTTTTTAGCCATGCTCTTCATACACTCCATCATATTTCTACCTCACTAAATCTGTTATTTTAACAGATACCCCTTTATATTTCCCGGTGCGACAATACTCTGCGGTATCAAAAAACATAATGCATCCATCGTCTTTTCCGGTATCTTCACTTCCTACAAGTGCTATGCTTACACCATTGCTTACCAGTGTATTTTTTAACAGCGTCAGTACCGCCTTTATCTCATTCTTGGTTTCATCCGTCATTTCAACTTCACCTTTCTCTTTCTGCCTTTCTTCTCAAACTTATCGCACATCCCAACCGGGCATCTACGCCTTAATCTGGTCTGTAAATAATATCCACACATGATTTCTGTTTGGCTTTGCTTGTACGAATATTTACATTTCCGGCAGTATTTTATGCTTGTCTTTGTCATTTCTCCCATGTTAATAATCCTTATTTCGCCACTTAATTTTTATTTTATATTTCCACTCGTTATCACTTTTTCAATGATTTCCTCCTGCATCCGCTCTGCGATATGATCCCGGACTGATTCTTCTGGAAATGCGATCTGATATGTCCGCTCCTTAATCCGGTTCGTGATCCGGTCATCATAGGATATTTTGTCCAGTGGATCATTACTCGTGAAAATCGTTACCTTTTTGTTTATGTAACGCTCGTTGATGATCTGGTACATTTTGTCGTTGATCCATGCCGCCGGTGCTTCCACACCAAAATCATCAATGATCAAAATATCCGTTGTGGAAAGTGCATCTAAAAGCTGGCTTTCACTGCCTGCTGCATCCCTGCGCCATGTATTCTTAATTTCCTGCAGGATGGTCAGTGATACTGCAAATTTGACTGTGTATCTTTTCATCAGCTCATTTGCAATCCCGGCAGCGATCCTCGTCTTACCGCTTCCCTTTGTCCTCGACCAGATATACAGTCCCATGCCTCTTTCCTTCTGGCTCTCAAAATCATCCAGATAGGTTTTTATGATTTTACAGGCATCTGACACCATCTTTTTACTTTCCTGCTTCCTGTACACATCCATTCGAAACGATCTCAGATCCATCCCACGGAATGCCTCCGGTATATCTGCGAATCGCAACCGCCTTGACATGACCGCTTTCTCACGGCACTTACACGGTACTGCTATTTCAACTCCGTCTTTTATTTTCAAGATCCACTCCCGGCCTTCGCAAATCGGACACACATCAGAATCCTTGGAAGTCTCCGGTGTCTCCGCATTCCTGCATAAGTTCGTTGAGTGATTTTTCATGCGTTCCAGTATCTCTTCCAACTGATCCATCGTTCTCTCCTTTCAGGTACTGCATAAACAAGTTTTCTCGTAAAAAGTTCTCCGGCTTTTTAATATACCGCTCTGCTGTTTTCTCCCGTCTGCATATATCTGCATAATTCTGTGCGGCCAATACCAGATCATCTTCCGGTACACCATCCAGTACCGCATTGCAGTATTCAGTTTCAACAAGACAGCCAGTGCACCGTTTCGGATAGACCGCGGCAAACTCTGCATACCGTTCCACGGGGGATATAGGGGGTGTATTTTGTTTATGTTTATGTTTATGTCTTTGTTTATTAATAGGTTCACTTTGTGGTTCAAACTGTGGTGCAATTTGCAGTTCACTTTGTGGTTCATCTTGTGGTTCATTTTTACTGTAATTTTGAACCACAAGACTATTTATTTTATATTGTGCCGCAAGATTACCACCGCGCGATTTCCATTCGATGAACCCATCTGTAGCAAGTTTGTTTCTCGCTCTCTTTAATGCTGATGCATTTAATCCAGACCGAAGTCCAAGGACTGACGAGGCTACCGTAAACGTATCTGGCCACCCTGCCTTATTCGCTATGGACATTAGCGCATGCCATAAGGCGATTGCAGTGTTGGGCTGCGGGTTTAGTTCGAGCCTGTCGTAAAATGCTTTTATCTCAGCTAAATAGTTCAAGTTTCCACCTCCCGAATCCGAACTTCAATCCGTGGATTTTCAGCATCTATACGAAATTCATCAGAGAATCCACAGATCTGCTCCCAGCCATCATTTTTTAATACATGGCAGTTAACTAATGCATCCTGGATCACTTTTCTGCCGAATGACGATATATTGTCCAGATCACGCCTTTTATTCTTTTCCACCCACAGATATTCCATAAATACTTTTTTATTGATATTTACGTCTCTCAGGCACTTTCTGATGTACACAGAAACAATAGCTTCATTCTGCTTTTTCATCTCTCCGCCTTTATATCTGCTTGCCTTATCCGCACGGATGAAATCATTCAGATTATCCAGTCTCCCTGGAATGATTAGTAAGTATTCCAATCTCACGCCACCTTTCAAATGTCATTTTCATCGAGAGCCGCTTCTTTAGAACCGCTCTCGCTCTATGTAGATCTTTTGCAAGATATTCTTGAAGTTCTTTCTCATCCACCGGATCACCTGGGACTGGTCTGTAATAACCATTGCCAACGTTAATGATGCAGTCACCTTCGTTGTTCGCACTCTCGACCATTTTTCAAAACTTTCTGTCTTTTACCGGGTTTGACATTCTAGCCATTGGCTCTTTGTGTCCATAGGGAATATCGTTGATCGTATTCATTAATCCCCTTTCTTCTCCGGGACTAACCCCGGAGATAATAACCAGCTTCCAATAATTCGTGATATATTATTTTCTGCATGAATAGGTTTCTTTCTGCCGGACGGCAAGGTGTTTCAACCTATAAATCCTTTACAACAATTCCATAGACCTTATACATCTCTCTGAACCGGATCACTCCAAGGCTGTGTGCCAGTGTGTGGTGTTCTCTGCACAAACAGATTTTTTTATAACTGGAATCATCTACTTTTGTCCTGTCATTACCCATTCCGATTGCATCCTCATGATGAATCTCTCCATCTTTTCCGCAGATTGCACATTTTTTGTGTAACATGCAGTAGTAAAGATATCTTCCTATGTCATCTGTACGTTCTATTGCATTGTCAGAAAGCGGTATTCCGTTCTCTAGAGCAAATTCCAGTATCGTGTTGATAAATTCCCTCGCTGTGTCCATAGAACAGTTGGAAAGACTGAAATACGCATCACCGGTACGCATCATATGCTGATACTTCAATATCTCTTTCATTTCTTCTGGAAGATATCCTGTCCAATCTGAAATGTCTCTGATAGTTGCATATGCTTTTTTTCTCTGCTCTGCTGATATGTGCCTGCCATCATCAAACCTGATCTCGGCATTTCTAATTTTCTTTCTTTGGAACATGTCCCCAAGCTTCAGATCTGGAACAGATACAACCAAGTCTGTTCCGTCTTTCTGCTCTCGGTATTGGTTAATCTTTACAAGTGCGTGCATTAGTTATCAACATCCTTTTTTCTGACATCATAAAGAAATACTCTGCGTTTCAACGATTCATTTCTAATGGATAATGCAACGATCTCACCATCTTTAATAATAATTTGTTCAACCTTGAACTTATCGTATGTGCTCCACTTATTATTTTTTTGTATAAGTGCAACATCCTTTGCAGGGATCCATATATATGGTGCAGTGTAAAGTTCTCTTCCAATTCCCCAGTTAAAGCAAGCACGCTTGAAAGAATCCGATGCCTGTCCTTTTTCTTTTTCCGTATATGATTCAGTTCCTACATCCTGCTTCCATACCCAATGATCGCCGTCTTCTGCCGGAAAATTAATACCTACATTGCAAAAGAGATTTCCATTAATTAACTCATGTTTTCTCTGCCATCTCTCTGATCCTACAGATTCGTCCAGAATGCGC